CACTTAAACAGTATTACAAAATAGATTTTAATGTTCCACTTGACACAGAACTTAAAATCGGTTATGATTGGTTAAATATGGAGGAAGTTAAATGACTAAAGAAATAGAAGCATTGGAAACAATGGACGAATATTCTGATGAGCAGTATTCTGCTTTTCTAGAATACATTGCATTAAAAGATCAATGCGTAATAGAGCCAACCACATTATATTTATGTAATGACCATGAGTTTTTTTCAGAGTGGAAATACTTTGCGCAATCTGATGGTTTAGATGTTAAGGTAATTAATGGGGAGACTAGAATATGTTAGATGATATATTATTTATAATGTCTTGTTTTTATGTATTTTATTTAATAATAAGTATAATGTATAATATAACAAAATAACACTTGACTTTTTATTAAAAATGTGGTATAAGACAATAACTAAAATGGAGGACAAATGTCTGATAATAACTTAGTAAATATAAAAGGAATGTCTGATGAGCAAATTATGCAAGCAATTGGACAAGACGATGGTTCTAATCTAGGTAGTAATATACCAAGATTAGCAATTAATCGAACACCAGAAGATGATGATGGTAATCAATTACCAGTTGGTCACTTCTATACTTACGATTCTAAGATAGGTCAAAATGTTTTTGGAAAACCAGTTACATTAAGACCTTTCATAAGTGCAATGCAATATATGCATTATGATGCTGAAAAGGGTGAGTATATAAATAGATCTATTATATTTAAAAGCTGGAAAGAAGAGGCTATAGATATACTAGGTGGAACTAAATGTGGTAAGATACCTTTCAAAGAAAGGTCAACTCTTACTCCAGAACAATTAGAACAGCAAAGAACTATACGTTGTTATAAACTAGTGTATGGTTTATTATCTTTTAAAGATGGTAAAACTGCACAAGGTAAGTCACATAACGTAGAAAATTTACCTGTTCTATACAGAGTAACTGGAACAGCTTTCTCACCTGTGAGTGCTGCTTTAGATCAATTGAAAAAAAGAAAAAAACTTATGTTTAATTGTACTTTTTCTCTTGAAACTAAAAGGCAAAAAAAAGGTGGCAATGTTTTCTATGTACCAGAGATAGGAGTAAATGCAGATACTAATTTACAATTATCTGATATGGATATGGAAACATTAAAGGTGTTTCAAGAGTCTATTGATACTGAGAATGTAGAGATTGTAGATGCTTACAATACTGCAAAAACTAAAAAGGCAAATAATTCTGATAAGGTAGACGCACAGATTGTTGATGATGTGGGTAGTGAACTTCCAGAACAAGTGCTTTCTAAATAATGAATAATATACTATTAAAAGTACAGCAGTATTTAGATACAGTATCTAAAGGTCCTGTTAAACTAGACAAACAGTTAGTACAGGAGTTTGGTGAGGCGTGTAAAAACGCCTTACTAAAACAATTTGAAGAAGAGAGAAGAGATAAGTTTGAATTGAGAATGTCTAATGTTGGTAGACCATTATGCCAATTACAAATGGAAGCTAAGGGTATCAAGGGTGAAGGTCAACCTTACAATGTAAAAATGAGAAATACTTTTGGTGATTTGATAGAAGCATTAGCATTGTTTGTTATGAAGTCATCTGGAATAAATGTTAAAAATGAACAAAAAAAAGTTACATATAAATTTAATGGTAATACAATTGAAGGTAGACAAGATGTTGAAATTGATGAAAAAGTTTGGGATATTAAAAGTGCATCACCATATTCTTTTGAAAAAAAGTTTGGTGAAGCAGGTGGATTTAACGAAGTTGTTCGTGATGATTCCTTTGGCTATGCGTCACAAGGTTTTCTATACGGAGAAAGTCAGAACAAAAAGTTTGGTGGTTGGATAGCAATTAATAAATCTACTGGTGAATGGACTGTGTGTGAAACACCAGCATCTGTAGAAGAACATAAAGCAAATGCTTTAAAAACTGCTAAAGATAATGTTAAAGCTATTAAAAATAAAGTAGAGTTTAAAAGATGTTATAATGATATTGCAGAAACATTTAGAACTAAACCTACTGGTAATAGAGTTTTGGGTTTTGTATGCTCATACTGCCCATACAAACTTCCTTGTTGGGGAAGAGATAAATTGCAGTTGTTACCACAACAGCAATCTAAAGGTAAAAACCCTAAATGGGTTTGGTACA